CCATAAAATAGAAGATAAGGAGTGTATTACGATTTATGAGGATACAAAATTTATCGAAAAATACCTTCCTTCAGTTAAAGATTCTACTACTGCTGCTGGCATTGCTTTGGTCGCTGCTACTACTCCACTTTTGGTTAATGCTGTAAAGCCTTTAGTTAAGCAAATAATAAAAAAAATTACTTCTCGGAAGTCAAAGAATGTTGATGAGGAATGACCTGATTAGCTTTTTCTACAATTTCTATATCTTTGCATAAATTATAGTAAGGGCTGTCTTTTTTAAATCTAATACCTGCAATAGCTTTTTCACCGCAATGACGTAATCTAGCCATATGCCAATCAAGTTCTAAGTTCTTAAGTTTTTGTTTATTTATATCGTTCTGTACTTGAGCTGCCTCTTTACACTTTCTTGTGTATTGACGATCTAATGGGACACTAAAATTTAATGTAATACCTGTTCCAAGTGCAAAACTATCTTTGTTTGTACCAGAATAATTTTGTTGATAAAACAATATATCACCTGGATTATCTGGCGTACCATCTCCTATAGGGTTGCCATCTTCGTCAAAGTCACCAACAATATCTGTTTCATCATAAACAGGCGTGTAATAGTAATCTCGATAAGGCTTACGATAATTACTGTTAAAAGTGGTAAATGGTGTAATTGTCATCATTGCACCCTGACATACAACACCACCACCAAATTGATTAGTGTGAAAACTACCATTATTTACGTTCCAGTTTTGATTTGTTACTGATCCGCTATTACTTTGACTAACAGCATTAGCAAATACTTTTACTGGACTTAGAATTATTGCGAGAATACAGAGGTAGTAGTAGTAACTGATTCTGTTTCTATTGTGCGATTTATAGTTGTTACGTTTTGAAGTCCTGGCCCAGAATATGTTTCTGTAAACTGAAAGGCATTTCCAGAAGTGGGGTTTGTTAATGTCCAGTTTGGTTTTGTTGTCATATCTGCTCCTGTCCATGTATAACTATGCCCTCCTACAGTTCCTGTAATTGTAGTTGCATCTGGTGACATATTACCTCCATCATGTTTGATTCCTGTACCTGTAACTGTATATTCGTAGCCTGTAGAATAGTCTTTACTTGTAATTGATTCTGTAAGTGTACTTTGGGTAGAGGTCGTAGATGACATATTTCCTTGAACAAAATTTGGTACAATATTTGCGTTAGCTGGTAAAGCATATATAAAAAACAGTAATAAGACTTTGCGCATAGCTCATTAGTCTACTGTCACAGAAGTTACATATTGTCCTGTTGCAGTCGTGCCTGATCCACCTGCTGTTACTGTCAAAACATGATTATCAACTGTACCTGCAAGTGAGCCTGCTGTGCCTCCAGAAGTAGACGTCAAGTCCCCAAAAGGTGAAACTTCGCCTGTAGTCAAACTTGTTGATATAGTATCGCCTGTTGTGTGTGAAACTGTAAATGTGTATGACTCACCGTCTGTTAATTGACTTGCTGTTATTGGTGTATAAGCATTTACGCCATTAGTGGCTGCTCCTAATCCTCCAAGACTGCCAGCAGTTGTGCCATCTGTTGTCGTAACTCCTGTCCCAGAAATGCTATAAGAATTACCAATACGATCTGCTGTAGTACCTGGTGCTGCCACTTCTAACTTTACTGAGGAAGTAATAGAAGATGTTATATCAGCATAAGCTGGTGCAGACACAATAAAAATTAAAGGTAGTAGTTTTTTCATTTAATACCTACATTGTTTTTACTATTATCTACTATTTTAGGTCCATTGCTGTTACCTGTGCCACTTTTCTTGTTTCCAACGGAAATGCCGTAGCTACCTAAAACACCACTAACTAAACCTGCTGTAAATGCTCCATCAATCCTTACCTTACCCATGTATCCCAAAGTCATCATTGATAAACTCCAAGTCAAAATCAAAAATCTAATAGCGTGACCAAATAGCTCACCCCATTCAAAACCTTCTTTTTCTTTTTCTTCCATAATAAAAAAACCACCTATACTTTGCCTGGGGATTAAGGTGGCATAAAGATGACCATACACAATTTAACGTCTACAATATGTTTGTAAAGTCAAACAAACTATGTACAAAATTCTTAAACCTATAATCTTACGTTT